TATAATGTGTATCTTGTCGATACAGATGGGAATCCGTTTGATCTCACAGGATATAGTGCCAATTCTCAGATAAGAAAGACATATACGTCTACGACTTTCAATACGATAAACACCACGGTGAATGCAACAGCAGGATCGATCACGCTAACGATGAATTCTGTGATCACATCAAACCTATCTTCAACGAGATATGTCTATGATCTGGAACTGTATTCTAGCAATGTGACATCCAGGATAGTAGAAGGTTTTGTCACAGTGAATCCTGGAGTTACTCGCTGATGCGTGACTCCCGGATAACTGTATCAACATTCAATAACATACTGGTGACGACTAATAGATATGCGCCGCTCCAGACCACGATCATCGTCAAATCAATCAATCAGACGATAGAACCCATATCAGTCCTAAAGCAGGAAGCCACTGATATGCTGGGTACGCTTCCTGCTGTTCCTAGAGATGCGCCAGTAGTCCCTGTCTACTGAACTCGGAACGTATAAGATCCTGTATGGTCGCACAGTATCGTGGTATCTGCGTATATCCTGAATCCTTTTTCCTTTGCCTTCTTGGCAAAATATAGATCCTCAGAAAACGTATTGTTGTGATCGACAGCTGACTTGTAGACAAACTGTGGATATCCGATATCTGACATCACTTGTTTCTTGACAAGCACACAGCCGAATCCGCAAGCACCTATCTGGACCAGGCCCTGATCCCGGATCTTTTCCCATTCGATATGAGAATATCCATCCCTATCATTCTCTTCAAATATCTCCAGGGTCTGTCTGTCAGGATTGCGCTGTCTATATATCCCAGATACCACATCCTTGTCATGTGACAGCAATCTCTCCAGCGTATCTGACGGGAATGATACGTCATAGTCGACTGCAAACAGATAGTCGAATCCTTTGACGACCCAATCAGCGATCAGGTTGCGTACCTGATCTACATTATATCCGTAGAAATGCTGATATGTCGTCTCATATCCTTCGGGTATTTTGAGATCATAGATCGATTTAAAAGTGTTTGCTTCGATGTTCTTTGCTGTAGGAATCGCGATTAATATCTTTTTTTTCATGACGTTGTTTACAACCATTTCTTTTGTTTGAGCCATTTCTACATTCATAGGACGTGGTGCGGAATTTACTTCTATCTTGTTTATTTGGATCTTTGCATCGCCAGCAATTTTACTGGCATTTTTGTTTTGGAGATCGCCATGGACCTTATAATCGTTCAGGGGGTTCTTGTCATTATAGAGCATGACGATATCCTGCACGACTTTGATCCTATCAGGATCTGCTTGCTCGATGATATTATAGAATGTGGCATTGTCTCCGCCTGCTTTGAACCATTCTCCGTTCTCATCTTTAAATACAGAATCATTAATATCGTTCAATAGCTCTCTACGGAATGTCCTGAGATGCGGATAGGGCATCCCCCAGTTAAATTTATAGTTACGATAATCCTTGGCGTCTCTGATCGCCTTGGGATACGGTTGAGCGATCAACGGGATGCTATCCGCTTCTGACCAGCAGCTCCCATATGAATAATCTGTCTTGCCATCAGCGTAGAGATTGTTGTAGAAATTAAATATATTATTATCGTTAATTAATGCGTCATCTCCATCGAGTAGCATCACGATAGTGTCCAGACCAAACACATTTTTAATTGTGTTTACCTGATTATACACAGCACCTTTATTTTCAGTATTAGTGATGACGGTGATCCTGGATCTGATATTCTCCGGCAATGTCTTTAGCTTATGATTGATTGCGAACTTGGCGTCGTCAGTGCTGGCATCATTGATCAGATACATCGTCCAGTTGGTATAGTTCTGTGTAGCAACAGAATCGATGCACCTGAGGATGTACTGTTCGGCATTATAGAACGGTGTGATGACAGCGATGTGCTGTTCTGTGTTCTGCGTGAACGTGTTCCATTCTTCGTTGTTGCTGAACCTACGACCGAATACTTTATGGATCCTGTCATTGATGTATGATACCTTACGATATTCATCCGCAGGGAGATAATGGTTTAATTCTTTAAAGAAATGCTGTTTCCATTGCAGAGCGACTGTATCCCAAGTGGATATATCCTTGATTATATTGCAATAGTATTGTTTCTGCTGATGCAGATACGGATTGTTGTAGGCATTGAGGACTAATCCAGCAAAACGCTCACATTGTTCGTCGATGTTGATGTCTCTGAACAAACTATTGGGTTCGATAGCATAGTTGATGAAATAAGAAGCATTACCTATAGCAGTCTCTTCTAATGCACCGAACCTGGTGGCCACTAGCGGGGTGTTGTATGCAAGCGATTCCAAGGTGGAGATGCCGAACGTTTCGGGAAATGCTCCTGGATAAAGGAACATGGATGATTGGCTCAGTATCTCAGCGATCTCTTTCTGTGATATGATGCCCGTGAACTCGATATCGAGAAATTTATATCTTTCATCTTTGATAAGTTTCTGATGCGTCTCACCCTGAGCATCCAGGGGCCCGTCAGAACGGAACCTGTAATACCCGCCAATGACTTTCAGTCGTGCTTGAGGGATGTGTCTTTTGATCTTTGGCCAGATCCTGTCGATTAGAGGCAGCATGCCTTTCGTGACAGAAGCATTAAATACGAATAAGTTACGATCTTTCTTTAATATATCTACTTCATCAAAGTATCTGACGAGACCATTCCTTGTCTGGAATATCTTGTTCTTGAGGACTTCGAAGTTGCGTCTCTTGCCATGATCACAGTTTGAGACATAAGAGGTATGGAAATCTGATAGCGTGAAGATCTTATCGATATGTCCGTTGACAGCAAGGTCTTCTAGATTGATATCTCCATTACAGAAAGTATCATGCATCCAGAGAACTTTGTGCTTTGCTTTGTTACGCATGTTCTGAAACAAGGCACAGGGATACGCAGTCGCTCTGTTGAATGCTTCATAATAATGGTTTGGGACGAAAGGAACCACGGTTCTTGATGAAATGACAATGTCAAATACATCATTATTAGTAATGCTACCGACTGGTCTGTAAGTTACATCATCATAAATACCCGGACTACTATCATCATCTTGACAAGCATTGAAAACAGTTACAGGAAATCCTAATTTGGCCAGTTCTTTAGAGATAAGAATGACAGCAGATTCGGATCCCCCCAAACCTCGTTTGGATAGCGTATCGCCATCATATACGAGTCCGATCAGATCTAAGATAGCGATAGATGGGTATTTCATAACAACCTCACGTAAAACATAAATATGTAGGAATTAATATTATTTATATAGGCATTAAATGGCTCTGATCTTCTATAGTCAAAAGAACACCGGAAATGGTTCAAACACTAATTATACATTAACCCAGACGGTAACACAAGCTAATAATATATTAGTTTCTGTTAATGGGCTTCTGCAAGTTCCTGGTGTTGATTATACGATTAGCGGAACTGAGATCGTCTTTGCATCTGCGCCACTGAATAATTTTGACATCGAAGTTCGGTATATAGTATCTGACGGATACGATGGATCTGCAGGATATAGAGGCAGTACAGGATTCACTGGTTCTGGCGGATTCACTGGTTCGGTAGGATTCCAGGGTTCTTCAGGATTTTTAGGATCAGTGGGTTTCTTTGGTTCTTTAGGATATCAGGGATCAAAAGGTGATCCGGGTGGCAGCACAGGATATACGGGTTCTGCTGGTTCATTAGGTTATACAGGTTCTATAGGACCCACAGGTTCATCCGGCGGCGTAGGTAAACCTAGTAGGATATCTATCTATACGAGCAATGGCAGCAATACTCAATTCACATTAGCTGAGACAGTAGCAAACACAAACCATATCCTGGTGTTTATCAATGGGCTAGTCGAAACACCTGATGTTGATTATACTATAAACAATACTATTATAACATTCTCTTCCGCGCCTGTCAACACCTCAATCATAGAAATCAGATATTTTGATGCCATACAAGGATCTACTGGATTTCAAGGATCCTTGGGATTTCAAGGATCTGCGGGTTTCCTGGGATCTGTAGGATTTTTTGGTTCTGCAGGATTTTTAGGATCAGTGGGTTTCTTTGGTTCTTCAGGATATCAGGGATCAAAAGGTGACCCGGGTGGAGCTACGGGCTATACAGGTTCATTAGGATTCACAGGATCTCAGGGTGCTGGATTTGCCGGATCGATGGGTGAGGTCGGACGCCCTTATAAAGTTTCTAGATACACAGGAAACGGAAGCAATACACAATTTACGCTGGCTGATTCTACTTCTAACTCAGCACATATTTTAGTCTTTGTTAATGGTCTGATCGAGACACCCGATGTAGATTATACTGCATCAGGTACAACATTAATTTTAAATACTGCTCCATTAAATAATTCTGAGATCGAAGTAAGATATTTCGGAACGACTCAGGGTGAGACAGGATACAAAGGATCTGAAGGTTATAGGGGTTCTGAGGGATACCAAGGATCTCGAGGAGCTACTGGATATGACGGTTCGCAGGGCTATACAGGATCCAAAGGTGATACAGGATTCGTAGGATCCAAAGGTGATACAGGATTCGTTGGATCTATCGGACCGACTGGCGCGTTCGGCGGCGCGGGTTTTGATTATAAATTTGACGATTCTACCGTAAATACAAATCCTGGTAATGGATTTGTCAGATTCAGCAACATATCGCTGGCATCTGCTACGCACCTATACATCAATGAAAATGATAGATTTTTCACATCAACCTTTACGTTCTTGCAGACGATTGATGATTCTACTTCAGCAATCAAAGGCCAGTTCACTATCACGAGTGCTGCCAATACGGACAGTTTCACATTATTTAGCATCATAGGATCTCATACCTATGCATCAAATTTCTTTGATGTCCCTATAGGATACATTTCTGGGGCTACATCTTTTGTAGATAATTCCAATGTGATATTGACCTTTGCCAGGACAGGTGACATAGGCGATACGGGATACACAGGATCTTTAGGATTCACAGGATCCCAAGGCGACACCGGATTCACAGGATCTCGAGGTGACACAGGATTTACAGGATCAAAGGGTGATACTGGATTCACAGGAAGCATAGGATTCACAGGTTCTGTTGGTTTTGCGGGATCTCGAGGTGATACTGGATTCACAGGTTCTATCGGATTCACAGGATCTCAGGGTGATACAGGATTTGTTGGGTCTGTCGGATATACAGGATCCAAAGGTGACACAGGTTTCACAGGTTCGATAGGTTATACGGGATCTATTGGATTCACTGGTTCTGTGGGTTTTGTAGGCTCTGTGGGATTTACAGGTTCTGTGGGATTTGCAGGGTCCAGAGGTGATACGGGATTCACAGGATCTATAGGATCATTAGGATTTACTGGATCTCAAGGAGATCTTGGATATACTGGTTCTGTGGGATTCTCAGGATCTCAGGGTGATACAGGATATACTGGATCTGTTGGTTTTGCGGGATCCCAAGGTGATCTGGGATATACTGGGTCTCAAGGTGAGCAAGGAATCCAAGGAAATATAGGACCGTTGGGATTTGCGGGATCTCAAGGAGATCTTGGATATACGGGTTCTATCGGTGATTCTGGTTATGTCGGATCTCAAGGAGATCTTGGATATACGGGTTCTATCGGTGATTCTGGTTATGTCGGATCTCAAGGAGATCTTGGATTTGCTGGATCACAGGGTCCGATTGGTTTTACCGGATCTCAGGGTGATATAGGATATGCCGGATCGCAAGGCGAGATAGGTTACGCTGGATCTCAAGGAATTGTTGGGTATACTGGATCTTACGGAGATCTGGGATATACGGGTTCTATCGGATACACAGGTTCTCAGGGTATTGTGGGATATACTGGATCTTACGGAGATCTGGGATATACGGGTTCTATCGGTTATACGGGTTCTCAGGGTGTGGGATTTACAGGATCTCAGGGTACTGAGGGTATACCAGGATCTTTTGGTGGCTCGACATTTTTGTTTTTTATCAGTGCTAATACAGAAAATGCCAATCCGGGTCAGGGCGTTTTAAGATTTAGCAATACAAGTTTAAGCAATTCTACATTTTTATACATCAATAAAAACTCGATAATTGGGGACTTTGTATTCAATACGCTACTGATTATTGATTCTTCGACATCAGGCATTAAAGGTCATTTTAAGATAGCGGCCTCTGGCAATAATTCTAATTATGCCACGTTTATGATAATTGACTCATTAACAGATAACGGTTCTTATGCTACTATTCCTATATCATTCCTTTCAGGTGATGCTGGCGGTAGTACAGCAATTGCTGATAATACTCTTACTGCATTAACTTTAGCAAGAGCTGGTGATATAGGTGATACAGGTTATGCGGGTTCTATAGGTTCTCAAGGTCAGACTGGTAGCGGCTTTGACGGGTCTAGAGGATTTGCAGGATCTAGAGGTGACACAGGATACGCAGGATCTCAAGGCGATCTGGGATATACTGGTTCATTAGGATATACAGGATCTGTCGGTTATACTGGTTCACTGGGCGATACAGGATATACAGGATCATTGGGCGATCTTGGATATACAGGATCTACGGGAGCAGGATATACTGGTTCACTGGGCGATACAGGATTCACAGGATCTACAGGTGCTGGATATGATGGTTCGCAAGGTTCTACTGGTTTTGCGGGATCTTATGGTGATCTAGGTTACACCGGTTCGACAGGAGCAGGATTCACGGGTTCAATAGGATTTGACGGATCAAGAGGCGATCTAGGATACACAGGATCCAGAGGTGTCGGATATACAGGTTCTTCTGGAGGATCTGGCGATTCCGGTTTTACAGGATCCCGGGGTGATATCGGAGAAACCGGAGCGGGATTTGACGGTTCTGTCGGATTCGTAGGGTCTAGGGGTGCCGACGGCAGTGCAGCACAGGTATTGGTCGTATCAGCAATCGAAACTGTGGTCGCGGGTGCTGCTATCAGTGTCTCGATTGATAACGCCAATACGACTTATCCTGGAGGTGTGTTTACGCTGTCTCAGACACCAGCATTCGCATTCACTGTCAACAACAGATATTGGTCATACAATACCAGTTCGACTAAGAATGCTTATTCAGCATATTATGGTGTTGCTAATACTGATAATGCTGCAATCACAAGCAATGCCTTTTTCGATATCAAGATGACCTCCGGTGCCACGTTTAATACACAAGAAGATGATTTTATCAGCATCAATGGTGTTAACGTCACAACATTACCTAGCCTGTCAGGCAATACAGCAACGTTTACCATCAATAGTGCAGACATCGATAGTTCAGCGTTTATAGCAAGCACTGCAACAGTCGCATTCGGATTATCGTATCTGAGGCTGGGCATCACAGCAAGAATGACAGGACAGACAACCACGCTCCTCAATACCCAACCTTCGTTGTTCAATGTGGCAAGCATATCAGGTGCTTATACATCACCGATCCCATATTGGGATCTTGCGGGTACGTTCACCTGGACTCTTGGTACAAGGACAGGTTCTATCACTTCTTCTACTGCAACATATACATATGCTGGCAATAACTACACCCAGACACTCACAACAGGAACAAGCACATCTGGTACTGGTCCGAGCGTAACAGACAGAACACAGACAATTGCATTGAGCTATACTGCAACAGGTACTGGATTGAATCCTGCTTCTACAACGACCGCAACAACCAGAACTGCTACCATAGCAGCTGCTACCAAGTATTATCCTGCGTTCTATGTGATCAATGCAGGTGCAACTGCTCCATCATTCGATCCTACCACATACAGCAGAATCACAAATACGACATTTGCTGCAGGTCAAACCGTAACTACTTCTGCAACAGCAGCCAATTACTTGTGGGTTGCGACTCCTCAATCCGTATCCTGGTCTGAAACTTGGACATTTACTGTCAGTGGATTCACTGCTACTGTAACACCTGCAGTGACCACAACACAGACGATATCCGGAGTTGATTATGATGTATATGGATTTACTAACTTTACTTCTGCAACAGTACTGACATCGGTGGCATAAAAACATGGCAGCATTAGTTCAATTTCCTACGCCGACGGTATTTAGAAATCTTGACACACCTACAGAAAATACTGACGGCGCAACAAAAGCGTACGTGGATGGTGTTGTTAGCGCCGGTGCCGCAAATACGATCTTTGTAGGAAATACAGCTCCTGCAAACGTTGTGGCAGGATATTATTGGTTAGATTCGGATTATGGAATACTTAGCGTCAATGCCGGCAATGTCAGCAATACGGTATTTATATCGGTGTCATATTAATGAAAACCT